ATTATGATTTTCTGGAAAATCTTTGTTAAAATGTTTCTTTTCAATAAATAAAGGAACAGAGTTTGAATAACTCATTATAATTTTTAACATATCATCAGATGTTAAATAATCCAATCTTTCATTACCATAATTATTTATAGTAATATTATAATTATTATTAGTTATATTTTGAATTATTATAGGTGGTTTTACATAAATAATAGAACGCGATTCGCAAGAATTATTTTTAATATGTTTTGATTTATTTTGTCTTGAATTAAAAGACTTCATACATTTAGGACAAGTTAAAGCATTTATACCAATACATTTGCGTTCATGTTCTTTAAGGTTTTTTAATAATAAATAATCTTTACCACATTTTGAACAATTAAAAGTTTGTTTTTCAGTTTTATTCATATCTTTATATTTTTCAGTAAAATGAATATTATTTTCATGCTGTTTTACACAAAACTTACGGTTTGATACATAAGAACAAAAAGAACAATTAAACATTATTATAATATTCATTTAATTTTTATATTAAAAAACGGATTTCAGTTTATTGATATCAGCAATAAATTCTTTATTTCGTTTATATTGATAATCTACCATTAATTTATTAATGTCTTCTTTATTTAATCCTTGTTCTTTAAGTATTTGATAATTATTTTTATAATCGTAAATAAGAATATCAACTAATTGATTTAGCATTCGGTCGTAGTCATTGTTAATCATTAAATTAAAAATGAAATAAAAATAAAAAAATCATTTTTTAAGAATAAATGCCTGAAAGTTTAAGGACATTTTCAATATCTGATTGTTCAAATTGATGCATATTAATACAATTATTTAAAGTTTCGTTATGTTGGCAAATAAAACCATCATTTTTTTTAAGATTATTAACAGCTTCTATTAATGTTTCTTTTGCCTTTTTATAATTTTTATTTTTATAATAAGCAAGTCCTAATGTGTGTTGAAAATCTGGATTATTTTTACCCGAATTATTATAAATAATTTCTGCTTTTTCAATAATATCATTACTTAAATGCTCTGAATCACCTATTAACTGTGTTAATTTAACATATTCACCATTTTGATATAAGAAATTATTATTGTTGAGACTTGTTGTAAATAAGCCAATTTTAGAACCTTCAAATAATAGATTTTTATTTAAAACAAAACTTTTAAGATTATCCTTATTTTGCCATATAAAATAAGATAAATTAAGTTTATAATTAAAACGAATTTTTTCCATATATTCAAGTAATTTTACTGCACAATTTTTTGATATAAAATATGAACTTTTAGCAATAAGAACCTTAAAATAATCATATGAATTCAAAAATTTCATATCACCAGATTGATTTATAGAAACGGCAGTAAATATTAAATCATATTCAATCTTTTTTAATTCATCTAAAAATTGTAAAAAATTATTTGTAAAATCATCAATAATCATTATATCATCTTCAATTATAAAATGATATGAATTATCACTATTTTTAATCAATTCTAATGCTTTTATTTGTTTAGAAATATTTGATAATTGATTTGTATTAATAGGCACTATCATATTTTTAAAATCATCGTCAGTTATATTATCTTTATTTAAATCAACCTTTTCTTTATATTTATCCAAACTTTTTTCAATATCATTACTTGTTGGATTATTTATTTGATGAAAAGTATAATTAAAGTTTTTTTGATCTAATAACATTTTTAATTTCAATATTTGTTGATTGAGATTATTAAACCTTAATTTTAAATGATCAGATGTAATAATATAAATATCAATATTACTTTTCATAACTTTAATATTTATATAAAAATAATAAATCCTTAAATTACATTTATATTAGCATAAATAATAATAATTTTAAACTATCTTGATTTTGATTTAAGGACTTTTTTACTGGGAGTTTAAATTGCTTATGCTTAATTCTAAACCACGAACACGTTCAGTTAAATCGGTGCGTTTTTCTAATTCACCAATTCTAAATGATAAATCGGTTATAGTATTAACAACAGGGTCAATATTATTAACTCTATTAACGATATTAGTTATTCGCTCTTGATAATTATTATCTTCGAGAGCGCTTAAACGTTCTTTAAGGGATTCTTCATTTACTTTTGGTTCAGTTTCTATGTTATAAACCCGATTTTCAATAGTATCAATTTTAGATAAATAAGCAATTTTATCTTTAAGTTCGTTATTAGTAGCTTCGAGATTTTGAATAACAGATTTTAAATTAACTATTTCAGTTTCAAGGGATGGTTTGCTTTCAAGTGCCTTTAAACGAACAACTATATCACTTAAATCTGTTGAAGCACTTATATTATTACTTTGCACAAGTTTATCAACCTTGTCACTTAATTGTATATGTAATTTATAAAGAGGATTTAATTCCATTTTTCTTATAATATTAATATATAAAAAAAATTGATATAATTTTATACATATATATTAATATAAGTTAATTATGATTGTTCCAATTCGATGTTTTACATGTTCTAAAATTATTGCCGATAAATATGATTATTATATTGACGAAATGGCAAAACTCGAAAAAAAACCAGATAACGAAACTAATCCTGATTATAAATATTTTAGCAATATTCATACTAAAAAAATATTAGATGAACTGGGATTAACCAGATATTGTTGCCGAAGAATGTTAATTTCAACAAGCGATTTAATGAATATTATTTAATAATAAAAACTTTTATTTTTATTAAGATAGATTAAATGTCAATTTTAAATAATGATAATAATAAAATAATTGAAGAAACAATTGAAAAAAAATTTAATCAATTATTAGAAGAAATACCCAATTTTAAAAGAGATATAACAAATGAAATTAAAATAGAAAATGATTTTTTTAATTTTTCTATTTTAGAAACTTATCAAAATACTATCCAAACAATAATTGATATAATTAACGATATAACAAGAATTATAGATAATACTAATGATTACAATAATTATTTTAAAACCTTTTTAAATATATTTTTTGATGAAAATAGAATGTTTTATATAGGCATAATATTAATTGTTTTATCTTTTGTTATCTATTTTATAGACGGAGCAACTATTTAAAACTATGATTATTTATAATTATTATTTTGCTATTTTTATTTTGGCTCTTATCTTTTTTTATATTTCAATTAAAAATACATCAATTTTATTATCAATTATAATCATAATTATTATTGGCTATTTTTATTTTAATAAAATTAATATTTATAATAATTCTGTTTCAGATAGTTTTAATAATAAAATAAAACAGATTAATGATGATATAAAGCAAAGAGAAATTATTTATAGTAAAGATTATTATCTTAAAAAGTTTCCAATTGCCATTAAATATTTAAAATACGATGAATATTTAATTGAATTATTATTAAATATTAGATTTTTAAGGGTATTTGATGATGGTAAATATACAAATATAATTTTATTAATTGAAAAACTTATGAAATTATATATATTCATGTTAGGTAATCGATATAATATTAATAATCATTTTACCACTTTTACAATATTACGAACATCCATTATAAAAGAATTATATTCTATTTATATCATAGTTCCTGATAAATTTATTTATATTTATAAAATAAATCCTTTTGATGAAATAAAAAAAACTATTCAAAATTTTATAATACATACGCGTAAAATGATTATTACTATTCAAAATTATGCCTATAATAAAAAAAATATTTATTATTTAGAAGATACTAAATATAAACCTTTTGAAAAAAATACATTAGAAGTTTTTTAATAATTAAAATACCGATCGTGATAGATTATATGCCGTTGGATAATCAAAACCTTTAAAACTTAAATCATTATAATTATATGTATTTGTATATGTTTGCTGTGATAATGGTGAAAATATATCTTTAAATAAATTAAAATCATCAGTAGCACCCCCTTTCTTATTTTTTTTTAACTTATAATCACGATATCCTCCTTTAAGTTTGGGCATTACTAAACCTAAAAACTCATTCATATTAAGATTACGAGCTAAACCACCGCCTATATTTTTATTACCTCCTCTATTAATATAATTCATATCAATTTTAAAATTAATAAAATCATCAATACTACTTATTGCGACTTTATTCATAATTTTCTTATATTCTATAATATAATTATTAAAAAATTATTATAATGAGTAAAATATCTCCTGATGGAAATGTTAAATCAGATACTTTTAACGACTTTTCATTATTCTCCTTAAATAATATTAATATAGGTCAATATACAGCTAAAATTATTCAAGGTGGTAATAATGTAATTTTAGGTAATTCAGCCTGTAAAATTGCTGTAAATGTTAATAATAGTATTTATGTTGGTTATGAAGCAGGATTAAATATCGTTGATGGCACTTCTAATATTAGTATCGGTAGCGAAAATAGTCAATTATCAACTACTACTAATAATATAAATATTGGCTACAATACCACTTTAAATTGTAATGCTATTACAATTGGTAATAATTTGATAAATGATGTAAATATTAATATTGGTTATAGTAATAATCAATTAAAACAAAATGATTCAAATATAATTATTAATGATTTTAAAATAGGTAATATAACTAATATTGGTTTTAATAATGATAATAATGATGATAATAATAAAATAATTATCGGTAATAATAATGAAACATCAAATATTTGTATTAATATAGGAACTTCAAATAAAATTAATAATAATTCATTGGTAATTGGTAATAATATCAATAATATTAATAATTTTTCATTAAATATAAATAATCTTATATGCGTAAATGAAAATGATAATACTAAAATAATTTATATTGGTGTAGGTATTTATAGAAATATACCTATTATTATAGGTTCTGTTACCGATAATCAACAAGAAAATAATCAACCTAACTTTTTAATTAAAGGTGCTTTAAATACAAATAAAATTATTATTAAAAATAATAATAATTTGAGTATAACATTAAACGGAAATGATAATTCGCCAAACATTATTTATTATCTCCCACCAATACCAACAGATATATCAAACTTATTTTTAACTACTAATAAATATGGTTATTTGGAATGGAAAGAAATTACAAATGATATGATAACAACTATTATTACTTCTGGTGATATTATTTGTAATAATATGAATGCTACTAATATTCAAGGTTTTGGTTATTTTATTACAAATATAAATACAGAAGATAATACAAGTGATGATATTAAAGAAGGATTGCGAAATATTTATTTTAATTCAAGATTAGTAACAAATGTCTTTTATGAAATTATTAGTTTAATAACAACTGATGATATTAAAAGTAGTTTAACATCAAATATCTATTATAACGATGAATTATATAAATTAAACTTTAATAAAAATATAGAAGCAATTAATACTGATCTTATAAAGGAAAATAATATTAGATTTTATAAATTAAATGATTTTTATAATTATCCACTTAATCATTTATTTAATATAACTACTGATAGTATTAAACAAGGTTCTAATAATCTTTATTATAGCGAAAATAATTTTAATAAATATTCAAATCAAATCATAAATCACTTAAAAGAAGGTAATAATAATCTTTATTATACTAATAATAGATTTCAAAGGGTTTTTAATAATTATATTTCAAGTAATACAACAAATTTTTTACCAGAAGGTTCAAATAATCTTTATTATAATTATAATTTTATTCAAAGTAATATTAATATATCAATTAGCAATTTAACAACCGATAGAATAAGAGAAGGACATAGTAATTTATATATAACTGATTTTCGTTTAGAAACTTATTTTTATTCAAATATACCAACAACTGATAATATTAAAACTGATAGTAATTTTAAATATTTTAATAGTATTAATGAAATAGAAATTAATAATAATTATATTACCGAAGGAACAAGCAATAAATATTTCATAAATACTAATAATAATATTAATAATACAATTACTATAAATACAAATACAGATACATATAAACAAGGAACATCAAATATTTATTTACGCGAAAATGTAATAACTAATCAATTTATCAATTATCTTACAAATGATATATCAACAGATATTATTACAGAAAATAAAAATAATTTTATAACAAATAATTTTTATAACAACGATTTAATTATTAATGGTTTTATTAAAGCAAGTAATGTAAATGATATTGATATTAATGTTAATGATTTAAATCTTGCTATGGCAGAACCATCAATAGGTGTTTTAACAGAAGTTATAAATACTTATGATTTTAATGCCCTTTATTTAAACTCACAATTGAGTAATATTGAAATTAAATATAAATCTGATAATGATAGTAATTTTAATTCTAATGTACCTTTTATAGTTATAGAAAATAGAGTTGGTATTAATAATACAAATCCTATTTATAATTTACAAGTAGGAACTGGTAATGATACAGCTTTTTTTTCAAAAATACAAATGGCTAATAGTCACATTGAAACAGGTGAATATGGAATAATGATTGTTGGAAATAATAATGAAGTAAATGGTCATGATTTAAAAATACAAACACGAAATGAACCTTTGGGAATATTTAAAGATAGTTTTATTATTAATAGTAGTGGTAATATAGGTATTGGTAATAACAATCCACAATCTTTATTACATTTAAATGTATCAACAATAAATACAGATGTTATTTTGAAATTTACAGATAATACAACAGGACATACAAATACTGATGGATTAATTTTAAAAAAAGATAATTTACAAAATGGTATTTTATGGAATTATGAAAATAGTAGTTTAATTTTTGGAACTAATAATAATGAAAGATTTAAAATTGCTAATAATGGAAATTGTTTTATAAATGTGCCTTCTACTTATAATCAATCTATTAGTGGTTATAATCAAAAATTAACAATTGCGGGTTCAGGCGTTGGCACTAACTGGGGTCAATTATTTATATATGATACAAATATAAATGATTTAAATTATCTTGGATTAATTTTTAAAGCAGATAATGTAAATAATCATTGTTCTATACAAAGTGATAAACAAGGTTCAACAATTCAAACACCATTATTATTAAATCCAAGAGGAAATAATGTAGGTATAGGTATTAATAATCCACTTGAAAAATTACATGTTTCAGGTAATATAATAGCAACTGGTAATATTACATCATCATTTTCAGACAAACGTTTAAAAACAATAACATCTCATTTAACAAACGCATTAGATGTTATTAATAATCTTAATGGTTATAAATATAAATTAAATCATATTGCTAATTGTTATGGATTTGATAATGATAATGATAATGATAATAATGAATTAATTGGATTAATAGCACAAGAAGTTCAGTCTGTTATACCCGAAGTAGTATCAATAGCTCCATTTGATAGAGAAATAAATAATAATGGTAAAATAATTTCAAAATCTGGAAATAATTATCTTTCAATTCAATATGAAAGAATTATACCATATTTAATAGAAGCAATTAAAGAATTGAAAGAAGAAAACAAAAAAATTAAAGAAAAGGTTGGATTATAATAATCGTTTATAACAAGTTATTTATAATAATTAAATAAAATAAATGTATAAAACTTTTTCTAATTGGATTTTAATATGGTTTTTTTTATTTTGCTATGGTTTAACAACATATAATCCAATTATTTTATTAATAATTGGATATACAGTAACATTTGGAAGTTTTATTTATATTTATTTAAAAAATACTCCAAAAGAAAACTTAATTAAATATTTAATTATTAATGTAATTTTTAAATTTTTATTTATTTTAATAATAATTAAAAATTATTCATTTGTATTTTCTTGGGATGATGTTATAATTGCTGTAACCTTATATATTTCATATTTATTATTAATGGTTTTATTGAATGAAAACTTTGTTAATCATTATATTTCAATATTTAATGCTTATATTTATAACAAACCAGAAGATAAATCACATTTAAGTTTTATAAGTCGCTTATATGATAATATTTATTATAAATTATATTTACAATAATAATGTACGAATTATTTTCATATTGGGTCTTATTATGGGCTTTTTTATTTTATATTGGAGTTTTAAATGCTAATCCAATTTGGTTTTTAATTGTTATTTATGTAATAACATCAATGACATATGTCTATATTTATTTAAATAATGCTACACCATATTATTTAACAAAATTTATAATTCTTAATAATTTATTGAAATTAACGTTTATTCTTTTAATTGCTATGAAATATCCATTAAAATTTACATTTAATGATTTTTATTTTGGTTTATTATTATTTACAATCTATTTAATTGTTATGATATCATTAAATAAAAATCCTGTTGATTATTATTATTATTTAATAGATATGTTTATAAATGGTATTAATGATAAAAACGAAAAATATTTGATTAATATTGATAAATATTATGATGATATTTTTAATTTGTAAATTATTTATAAAATG